AAACAAATGTATGCTGATGAATTTGAATCTATACTAAGAGATGGTGTTGAATATGATGCTGATGACAGCAACACAGTTCAAGATGCTGAAAAAGCACCTTATCATAGACTTAAACTAATTAGATGAAACTAACTATAAGTGATAACTCTTTACAAGTTGCTAAGAACTTTGAAAAACAAGTAAGAGAACAACCACAAATAGTCAAGACTGCGTTAGGTAGAACTGCTGAGTTCTTAATGGGTTTAATTAAACAAAGAACTGCAAGAGGAGTTAGTTCTGACAATATTTCATTCCCACCATACACAGAAGCTTATAAAACATTTAGACAAAATGCTGGGAGACAAACAACATTTCCTGATCTTAATTTTTCTGGTCAGATGTTATCTAATATGACTCAAAGATCAGAACCAAGTTTTGCAATCATATACTTTGCTAATAAATTCCAAGCTACAAAAGCATTAGGAAATCAAAAGAAACGTAAATTCTTTGCTATTGGTGCAAAAGAGATACAACCAATAATGAATGTATTTATGCAAACATATAACAAACTATCTAAAATATAATGAGCAAAAGAGAAGATATAGCAGGAAATATAGTAACAGCAATTTCAACTGGAACATCTCCAATAACTTTAAAGAAGGTTACAAGAGAACCATTTAACGTAGATGAATTATCTGAACAACAATATCCAGCTTGTTTTGTGCAATCTGGTAACGAAGTAAGATCAGATGAAACAATGACATCAAGCACTATTACAAGACAAGCAACTGCTGACTTTGTAATTGTTGGATATGTAAAAGGAACTACAACAAATATTGATACAAAACGTAATGAGTTAATCACTACGATTGAAACTAGATTAAATTCTGATAGAACACGAGGTGGGTATGCAAAACAAACTCAAGTAGTAGAAGTATCTACTGATGAAGGAGTTTTGTTCCCAATAGGTGGTATCAGAATGGTGGTGCGAGTTATGTACCAATATACATCTGGCACACCTTAACATTAACTAAACAAGGAAAACAAACATGGCAACTCATACTGGTTCAGAAGGAACTATAAAAGTAGCAACAACAACAGTAGGCGAACTTAGAAGTTACTCTTTAGAGCAAACTGCTGACACTATTGAAGATACTCAAATGGGTGATACTAGCAGAACATATAAATCTGCTTTAAAAGGTTGGTCAGGTTCAGCATCATTATTTTTTGATGAAGCTGATGCAGGTCAATTACTTTTAGTTCTAGGAACATCAATAGCTTTGAAAGTGTACCCAGAAGGTGCAAGTTCAGGCGACAAGTATTACTATGGTGATGCAATCATTACAGGTAGTAACGTATCAGCATCTTTTGATGGAATGGTAGAAGCTGAAATAACATTTACAGGAACAGGTGCAATAACATTTGGAACTGCGTAATTAATTATTAATTAGAAAAGGAAGATATGAACGTAATAGATAGAGTGAAGGCACAATTTGAATCTTTAGGCATAAAAAAGATTGAGGTTGCTGAGTGGGGCGAGGAAGGCAAACCTTTAATAATATATTGCTCACCATTTACATTAGGTGAAAAAAGAAACCTATTTAAAGGTGCTAAGAATGATGATCTAGGAGTATTAGTAGATGCAATCGTTCTTAAAGCAAAAGACTCAGAAGGAAATAAAATATTTAAGCTAGATGACAAGCTAACATTATTGAATAATGCTGATGCAAATGTTATAGCTAAGGTAGCAACAGAAATGTTGAATGGTATTTCTTACGAGGAAGCTGAAAAAAAGTAAGAACTGATACGGAGTTATATTCTATACTTGCTCTTGGTCAGGAATTAAACAAAAGTATGGAAGAAGTTCTCTTGATAACCCAAGATGAATTTTATTATTGGATAGCTTACTTTAAAGTGAAGGCAGAAAAAGAAAAAATTTATAATGGCAGATCAGCAGTTAAAAATAAGAATTGATGCAATAGATAATGCTTCAAAAGCACTTGCTGATGTTAAAAACCAATTAAAAGGTTTAGACAAAGAAACTAAAGAGGTATCATCAAGCTTTTTAACATTTTCTAATGTTTTAAAAACTTTTATAACAGTAGAAGTTCTTAGAGGTACTTTTAATATACTAGGTGCTTTCCAAGATATGAAGGTTGCATTGAATCAGGTTACTGGTTCAGTTCAACAAGGTGGTAGAGCATTTGATTTCTTAAATAAATTTTCAGAAACATCTAGGTTTAATATTAAGGATTTATCTAATGCTTTTATTTTACTTTATAGATCAGGAATTAACCCAACAGAAGAATTACTAAAAACATTTACAGACACAGCTTCAGCTACAAGACAACCATTAGAAACACTAAATGCCTTAATTTTATTATTTACTAAAGGTACTGAAGGTGGAATGGGATTACTTCAATTCAAAAGGTTAGAAAACGAAGGAATACCAGTATTCAAAATATTAAGGGAACAGTTTGGTTTAAGCAAAGACGCAGTAGAAGAATATTTAAAAAGCATTAATGGTACTAGACTAGTATTAGACTTACTAAGACAAGGATTAGGAAAAACATTTGGTGGAACTGAAGCTTCTAATGCAAAAAATTTATCTACAACTTTTGATGATGTAAAAAACGCAGGAGAAAAATTAATAGCTTCATTAGGCGATTCTGGTTTAAACAAAGTTTTAGCACAAACATTTATTTTACTTAAAGATATAGTTGATCTTGTAAAAAATTCAGATTTAGTTAAATTTCTTGGTCTTATAGGAACTGGTCTTGGCAAAGTATCAGATACTATTGGGAAAGGTGTAGATGCTTATAAAAAAGCAAGAAAAGGTTATGAAGAAGCAATAGGAATGGGTGGTAAACCAGTTGTTTTACCAGAACCACCAGTTACACCACCACCAAATACATTATTACAAGACGTTATTTCTCAATTAAAGGTAGCTGAAGAATCTTTAAAAACTCAATTCTTAGGAATTAATCTTACAATAGCAAAAGGAACTGTTGAAGCAGTAAGATCAGTTTCAACAGCTATTGCTGAATCAATAGTTTTAGGAAAAAAATTACAAGATACTTTTAGAGAAATAGCACAAAAAATTCTTATTAAAATTTTATCTTCTCTTATAGAAGAACAAATACTTAAACTTGCTATATTAGCTTTAAGCCAATTAGAATTATTTATATCTAAACAAAAAACAGCAGAAATTATAAAACAAAATGCCTTACTATCACAAAGACAATCTATGGGTGGTGATGATGGTGGATTATTTGGTTCTTTATTAAAAATAGGGGCAAGTTTCTTTGGTGGTGGAAGTGGTATTAGTGGTCAAAGCCCAGATTTAAGTGCTGAAGGTGGTGCTATTAAAGCAGGTAACCCTTATATAGTCGGAGAACGTGGTAGAGAATTATTTGTACCTTCAACAAGTGGAACTATGATTCCTAACCATGATCTATCAAGAACAGGAATGAATATAACATTTAATATCCAAGCAAATGATGTTAGAGGTATAAAAGAATTATTAATTGATAATAGAGCAACTATAATTAACTTAGTTAATCAAGGTGCTAATCAAAAAGGAAAGTCTAATATTGTATGAGTGGCACATTCCCAGCAAGTCCAGCACCTAGAGATGTAGCAATTAGTTCTAATCAAAATACTATTGTAACTACAACTGCATCTGGCAGACGACAAGCAAGACAAATTGACGGACAGAAATTTAGATTAAGACTTAGATTCCCAGTTATGAGTAGAAGTCAGTTTGCACCTATACTTGCTTTTATAATGAAACAAAGATCACAAATGGAATCATTCCAATATACTCCACCAACCATTGATGATGCACAAGGTTCTGCTAGTACAGTTATATCTGTTGCTGGTGCTATTAGTGCTGGTGTTACTTCATGCTCAATAGATGGTATGGGAAATAATTTAACTGGTGTACTTAAAGCTGGAGACTTCTTTAGATTTACTGGACAGAATAAAGTTTATATGTGTGTAGCAGATGTATCATCTAATGGTTCTGGTGCAGGAACATTAACTTTTGAACCACCATTAAGAGCAAACGTAGCTGACAATGCAGTAATCATTTATGACAATGTAGATTTTACAGTTGGACTTACAGGAGATATTCAAGAATTTACTATCGGTACAGAAAACTATTTCCAATACGAAATTGATTTAATAGAGGTACTGTAATGACAAGATCATTAACTGCTGGAGTTATAGCCGAGATAGCAACCAATAAACTCAATCCAGTTGAACTTATTTATTTAGGCATAAGCACAGGAACTTATTACACAGATCATTATAAAGATTTAACCTTTGACGGAAATACTTATACAGCTTCATCATTATTCTTAGGTAGTTCTGAAGTTCAAGAAAACGCAGACGTTGCAGTAAATACATTATCACTTAAATTCTCAGGTGCAGATACAACAATAATTTCTTTGTTGCTTAATAATAACTACATGAACAAACCTGCAAAAGTTTATAGAGGTTTTTTAAATGATAGTCAGGCACTAATAGCTGACCCATTTCTTTTATTTGATGGAAGAATATCTAGTTTTACTTTAGAAGAAAATGAAACAACATCATCTGTTAATGTAATTATAGCTTCTCATTGGGCAGATTTTGAAAAGACTTCAGGAAGAAGAACTGCTGAAAACTCACAAAAGATATATTTCCCTAATGACAAAGGTATGGAGTTTGCAAGTAAGACAGCACAAAGAATTAAGTGGGGTTCAGCTTAATGAATGACTTATATAGAACAATACATTTATTTAGACAGTTTCCTAAGTACGATAAATTATCTTATGAATTTTTAGCTAAGATGGTTACTCCATCAATTAATTTAGACCAATATCAAATACACAGAATAGGAAATCAAGATGTTGGATTTACTAACTGGGCATATCTAAGTGATAATGTTGAACAAAGATTTGTTTTAACTGGAAAGCTAAAAGACAATGAATGGAATTGTGGGAACAATATTTGGGTTATGAATGTATTAGCAAAAAGTAATTGTTTACAAATTATGAAATGGGTTAAGAATTATTTTAGAGATAAAATTGAAGTAGATGAATCTGTTAAATGGGTAAGACAAGATAATAACTTTCATATTTATAGAAAAGCAGAAAAGTTTAAAAGGGAGTTTCATATCTAATGGCTAAAGGTGCAATAGTATCAGCAATCATTCAATTCGTAATAACAACTGCGATAAGTTATATTATATCGCCTAAACCAAAAGCACCTAGACAATCTTCACAAGACGAAGCTAAAGGAACATTAGTAAATAAAGATTCTAACAACAATCCTATTCCTGTTGTGTATGGAAAAAGACAAGTAGGATTAACTAGAGTATTTGTTGAAAGTTCTGGTGCTGATAATCAATATCTTTATGTAGCAGGAATATTATGCGAAGGTGGTGGTGCAGGAATAACTGCAATAGATGAAGTTTACGTTGATGACAAATTAGTTACATTTGATGGTGCATTAACAGATGGAACTATAAGAGGAGTATCTAGTGGAGATGCTAATTATTATAAAGGTGGAGAATCTTTAATATCTATTCAAGGATTTTTTGGATTAGACAATCAATCAGCTTCTTCTTTACTTGATGAAACAACTAACTGGACATCAGATCATAAACTATCTGGTCTTGCTTATGTTGCTTTAAGGTTTAAATGGAATCAAGATGCTTTTAATGGATTACCAGAAGTTAGAGTAACTGTTAGAGGTAAAAAGATTTATGACCCTAGATTAGATTCTACTAAAGGTGGTTCTGGTTCACATAGACAAGACACAGCTTCTACTTGGGCTTATTCTGCAAACTCATCATTAGTTCTTTTAGATTATTTAAGAAATACTAGATATGGAAAAGGATTACCCAATGATGCCTTTGAAACTAATTACGAAACATTTAAAACATCTGCAAATACTTGCGATACACAAGTTACACCTTATTCAGGTGCAACTGCTGACATAAACTTATTTGAAACAAATGCAGTTATAGATAGTGAAAAAAAAGTATTAGAGAATGTAAGAGAACTTTTAGTACCAATGAGAGCAATCTTTAATTACACACAAGGTAAATACAAAATTATTATTGAAGGTTCAGGAAGTTCACAATTATTATTAACTAAAGATAATGTTGTAAGCGAAGTTAAATTACAAGGTGAAAGCAAATCAGAAAAATACAATAGAGTTATAGGAACATTTACTAACCCAGAAAAAGATTATCAATCAGATACAGTTTCTTATCCACCATTTGATGATTCAGCTTTAGACCCAGCAGATCAACACGCAACTATGTTAAGTGATGATAACAATACTTTACTTGAAAGAAGTTTTGATATGTTACAAGTAACTTCTCCTTATCAAGCTGAAGAAATTTGCGAAAACATATTAAAGAGATCAAGAAACAATTTAAAAGCAGAAGTAACAGTTACATCAGAAGCACTTAACTTATCTATTGGAGATATAGTAACAGCTACATACGATACAGCAGGTTTTAGTGCCAAGCCATTTAGAGTTATGTCTTTAGCTATTAATTCAGATTCAACAGTAACTCTTGGATTAGAAGAACATCAAGATAACTTTTATACTTGGGAAGAAAAAAGCGAAGCACCAACAATAGCTGATACAATACTTCCTAATCCATTTTCTGTTACAGCACCAGTATCAGTTACTTTAGATGACCAATTAATTGAATACTCAGATGGAGTTGTTATTACTGCTTTAGATGTAACCATTGGTGCATCATTAGATAACTTTGTAGATTACTACCAAGTAGAATACAAACTAAGTACAGATACAGATTATCTTATATCTGGTCAGGTTACAGGATTATTTCATAGAATATTAAACGTAAAAGATGGATTTATTTATAACGTAAGAGTTAGAGCATTTAATACATTGGGAGTTAGTTCTACTTACACATCTGCAACAAGAACTATCATTGGTGGAATTGCACCACCTTCTGATGTAACAGATTTTTCATGTAACATCATTGGTGGAGATGCACATTTATCTTGGCAACAAATCACAGACTTAGATTTAGCTTATTATCAAATAAGATATTCAACACAAACAAGTGGTGCTTCTTGGGCTAACTCAGTTTCTTTAGTTGAAAAAGTTGCAAGACCAGCTACTTCAGTAACAGTTCCAGCAAGAGTAGGTTCATATCTTATAAAAGCAGTAGATAAAAATGGTAACTTTTCTTCTAATGAAACAATCATTGAAACAAATGTATTAGCAATAGGAAATTACAATGCTGTTGCAACACAAACTGAATCACCAACATTTTCAGGAACTAAATTTCAAACAGTTTTATCTGATGGCACATTAAGATTAGACTCATCAGAACTATTTGATAGTGCAACAGGAAACTTTGATTCAGGAACTTCATTCTTTGATTCTGGTGTAACTTCTTATGACTTATATTCTGAAGGAACTTATTTATTCTCAACTCCAATAGATATAGGTGCAGTTTATACTTCAAGAGTAACTGCTTCTATTACACAAACATCTGATAACTTAGATGACTTATTTGATTTAAGAACTGGTGATTTTGATGACGCACAATCAAACTTTGATGGCGATACTCCTGCTAATTGTAATGCTCATATTGAGATTGCTTTATCTAATGACAATATAACTTATACTACATTTAGAAACTTTGTTGTCGGAGATTACACAGCAAGATATTATAAATTTAGAGTAACATTAAGATCATTTGACTTAGCATCTACTCCAGTTATTAGTGCTTTGTCTGTAAGTATAGATATGCCAGATAGAATATTTAGTGGTAATGATATTGTTTCAGGGACAGGAACTTATAATGTTGTATTTACTTTACCTTTTTATTCTAATTCTTATGCAGTTGGAATCACAGCACAAGGATTAAACACAGGAGATTTCTTTACAATTTCAAATAAAACTGTTAATGGTTTTGATGTTGCATTTAAAAATAGTAGCAATACAGGAGTTACTAAAACTTTTGATTATTTAGCTAAAGGATATTAGATAGAATATGGCACAACACGATTATAACATAGCGAATCAGGGTTTCCCTGCATTTAGAACAGATTTAAACAACGCATTATCGGCAATTCAAACAACAAATTCAGGAACATCAAGACCAACAGGTGCGGTAGCTGGTCAGCTTTGGTTAGATACAACAACTGCAACTTCTCCAACTTTAAAATATTATGATGGTGCTGATGATATATCTTTAGCAACTATTGACCATTCTGCTAACACAGTAAATTGGTTAGATTCAACAGTATCAATTACTGGACTATCTACAACTGCAACAGGAACAGTTTTAACACTTTCAGATTCAGCAAATACAACAACAGTAAATTTAATTATAGACAATCAAAAAGAAATTCGTTTTAGAGAAACAACAGCTAATGGAACAAACTATGTAGCATTAAAAGCACCAGCTAGTGTTAGTGCAGATTTAACTTTTACTTTACCTGCAACTGATGGAACTAATGGACAAGTATTAACAACAAATGGTTCTGGTGTATTATCATTCGCAACTCCTGCTTCTGGTATTGCTTGGCAATCTTCAGTTAAGACTTCTGGTTTTACTGCTGTTGCTGGAGAAGGATATTTTTGCAACACAACATCTTCTGCTTTTACAGTAACTTTACCTGCAACACCAACTGCTGGACAACAAGTAGCAGTAGTAGATTACGCAGGAACTTTTGATACTAATGCACTTACTATTTCTCCTAATGGAAATAAAATTGAAGGTGCAACAGCTTCCTTACAATTATCTGGTGAAAGAGAAGGAGTATTATTAGTTTATATAGATTCAACACAAGGTTGGTTAGCAACATCAGGAATTAATGAAGGAACAGATGCTTTATCACCAGTTCCTTATTCAATAGATTTTTTAGTAATAGCTGGTGGAGGAGGTGGAGGAACTTCTCGTACTGGTAATGGTTCTGGTGGTGGTGCTGGAGGGGCTGGAGGTTTTAGAACATCAACTCAAACAGTAACAGCAGGTACAGTAATTACAGTAACAGTAGGAGATGGTGGTATTGGTGCTGTATATACTAATTCTGGCAATTCACCGAATGGTTCTACTGGTTCAGATTCTTCAATTTCAGGTTCAGGTTTAACAACAATAACAAGTGCTGGAGGTGGTGGAGGTTCTTCAGGTTTTGCAAATGGATTAGCTGGTGGTTCAGGCGGAGGTGCTGCTGGAAATACTGCTTACACTGGTGGTGCAGGTAACACACCAAGCACTTCTCCAAGTCAGGGTAATACTGGTGGAAACAATGCCTTTGCAACTAATTATGGTTCAGGTGGAGGTGGAGGTGCTGGTGCGGTAGGTGGAAATGGTAATAATACAGTAGGAGGTACTGGTGGAAATGGTACAGCTTCTTCAATAACTGGTTCTTCAGTAACAAGAGCAGGTGGAGGTGGTGGTGGAGTTTATAATGGAGGAACAGTTGGTTCAGGTGGAACTGGAGGTGGTGGTGCTGGTGGTGCAAAAGAACTTTCAATAGCCCCTGTAGCAGGAACAGCAAATACTGGTGGAGGGGGTGGTGGAACAGGTGCAAACGCAGGTGGAAATGATAATTATAATGGTGGTGCTGGTGGAAAAGGAGTTGTTATATTAAGTGTACCAACTGCTTCTTATTCATCAACTACAACTGGTTCGCCAACAGTTACAACATCTGGTAGTAATACAATTTTACAATTTAATGGTTCAGGGAGTTACACAGCATAATGGCTAGTTTTGCAAAAATAGGATTAAACAATAAAGTTATAGAAGTTCTTTCAGTAGTTAATGAAGTTCTTCATGACAGTAATGGAGTTGAACAAGAATCTATTGGTATAGACTTTTTAACTAAACTTACTGGTTGGGCTATTTGGAAACAAACATCTTACAACACTCATGGCGGAGTACATGATAATGGTGGTACACCTTTTAGAAAAAATCATGCAGGAATAGGATTTACTTATGATGAAGATAGAGATGCTTTTATTCCACCAAAACCTTTTCCATCTTTTATTTTAAATGAAACTACTTGTTTTTGGGAAGCACCAGTTGCTTATCCACAAGATGATAATAAATATTCTTGGAACGAACAAACTTTATCTTGGGATTTGTCAGAAATTTAATACAGTTAAAAAAGGAAGGTAAATGATAAAGGAACATTCAATTAATAAATTGAATAATTTTATTTCAGGTTGGTATCTTAATAAAGATTTACTTTGTGATAATCTTATTAAATATTATGAAACAAATCCTTTTAAACATAAAGGAAAAGTTGGTTCAATCGGAGAAATAAAAACATCTATTAAAGATTCAACAGATTTATATATTATAGATTTTCAAAATCCAATTATAAACGAATATTTGGAACAATTATCTTTAGTTCTTAAAGAATACAAAAAAAAATATATTTATACTGATATTAACCAATGCTGTTGGAGTTTAAAACCATTTAATATTCAAAGATATTTACCAACTGAGGGTTTTCATGCTTGGCACACAGAAAAATTTGATATTAATTCTTCTAAAAGACATTTAACTTTTATGACTTATCTTAACAATGTTAATGATGGTGGTGAAACTGAATTTTTTTATCAACAATTAAAAATTAAACCAGAAAAAGGATTAACACTTATTTGGGGTACAGATTGGACATTCACTCATAGAGGAATACCATCTAAAACAGAAACAAAATATATAACAACTGGTCATTTTCATTATGACAGTTAGAAAACTATCTGTTGAAGTAACAATAAAAAGATACACTAATGAGAATGGATTTGTTTGGGGTATTAATACAGTAATGAAATCTTTAGCACCTAATGTTAGTTATGATCTTACTTCTGCTGGTGGCGAGTTTATTATAGATAGATGGGATTCTTCTTTACCACAACCAACATCACAAGAAATAAGAGACGAATACATTAGACAACAAACTATTGCAGAATGTATAGAATACTTTAATAAGGTTAAATGATTACATTAATAATAGGTTTAATAATTGGAGTGTTTCTAGGTTGGAAATACGAACTAG